TAACTCGTCTTCGTCTGTTCCACAAGGGAGACAGTGACGAAGTTCAATGTCGACCGCATACGGTTCACATTGATCAGATGAGCTTGAAACCCACTCAGATGCATCACCAAGTTGCTTCAAAGAATCGACCGGAGTCACTACCTTTGAAATTTCCTGAGTAACGAATACATAAGTGAACTCAAGACTCAATTCAAGAGGCTGTTCATCGCCGTCACGGACGGTATCGAGTAGACCACGATCAAGATCGTAGATTCGCTCTTTAGCCTCAGTGAACGTGACATTACCTTCGCCAATCTTAATGAACAAAAGCTGAGCAGCAAAGGTAATCGTATCGTTATCAGAAACAGTTGAAGCCATTGCTGGAACAAAAGTGATATTGGTAGTTGCGTTGACTTCTTCACCAGGAGTTGTGGTTGTGAAAACTTCACTACCACCACCCGTCAAACCAGTACCATCCACAGTACATTGTGGGTGATTTAATTCATCTACACTTGTTCCACTGAACGTCCAAGTCGTAGCTGTTGTTTGTGCCGGACCACCAGTTATAGCAAGATCACCCGCTACGTAGCCGGTGACTGCTGCTAACGCAGTATCAACCGCAGTTTGGATTGTGCCTGATGTGGCATCGAAAGCAATTGCCGCCGTGGTTTGTGCTGGATGATTCCCAGCAGCACCATTTTTCTTCAGTGTGACAGTAACAGTAAAAGTTCCAGACGAAGCACCACTAGATGCCAAGGATTGGACTTCATCTACACCCAGACTTTCGGCTCGGTCAGTAACAGTATGAACTGGTGTACCAGTTTCTGTTGAAATCGTAAACGTTCCTCCTACAGGGACGCGAACTGTTTGAGTAGTGTTTAACGCAACACCATCAATTGTAAAATCCGTATCTGATCCTGAAGGAGTTTCGTTGATTAAAGCTGTACCTGAAAGTCCGTCCCTAATGTAGAGAGGAGCATTTTTTAGCTCAATTCTAGCCATTGGTTACTCCTTAAATTGGGTTAGTAGTTGGGCAGTCTAGAGCAGCCAGACGCGATGCAGTAGCATCAGTCACGTTACATCTTCCAGCAACCGCAATGGTTGCCTCCTGGAGATCATATTCAAGACTATCATAACGAAAGTCATTGAATACCTAACTCGTCTTCGTCTGTTCCACAAGGGAGACAGTGACGAAGTTCAATGTCGACCGCATACGGTTCACATTGATCAGATGAGCTTGAAACCCACTCAGATGCATCACCAAGTTGCTTCAAAGAATCGACCGGAGTCACTACCTTACCAGATTCCTGGGTAACGAATACGTAAGTGAATTCAAGGCTCAATTCAAGTGGTTGTTCATCGCCGTCACGGACTGTGTCAAGCAGGCCACGATCAAGATCATAGATCCGCTCTTTAGCCTCAGTGAACGTGACATTACCTTCGCCAATCTTAATGAACAGTAAGTGTGGTTGGAAAGTGACAACATTGCTATCAGTGTATGTCCCTGGCCCGAGAGCTGGAGAGAACACGATATTGGTGGTTGGACCGGAACCAGAAGGTGTTCGAGCTGTGACTGTATGAGTCTGAGTTGAGTCAGTCTCACCGGCCACAACGAACAATGATCCTATTGGTACAAGAGTTGTGACAGTTGTATTAAGAACAAGGGTATCGATGTCGAACTCAGTGTCTGTAGCAACAGGTATAGTCGACGGTTCATTGATGGCCCCAGTTCCAGACAACCCATCACGAATGTACAGCGGTGCATTTTTTAGCTCAATTCGTGCCATTTAGGTTACCTCTTTGGAAAGTTTTGTTAACAAATACACCTAGTTTCAGACGCCTCCGCTGTGACAGGTTTGTCAAGGTTACTAGTATCCCGTGTTATTTCCGTACGTTTGTCTTCGTATATTGGTGTCAAAGTAAACTTAGTGAACTCGTGCTTTCTTTGTCTAGAGAGTTTACTTACTAAGCCTTGGTCTCCGATATTAAGCGCTTCAGCAGCTTTCTTAATTGAAGAATATTCGATACCATCTACAGTAACTTTTTGGTAATGCTTTACTTTTCCAAGTGCTGCGGTAGACATATTGTGTCTAGTATCTTTAGAAGGCTGCCAGCCTAAATTACCTTCACCACCTTGAGTCAAGTTGTATCCATTTTCAAATGTATCTAACCAAGATATATACTCGATTTCTTTTTTCTTCGCTTCTTTTTCCGTCTTGAATTTCTCTAAAACGCCGAATTGAAATTGTTCGGCCCCGTATTTCTTTATGGCACGGCGTAATAATAAAGAGCAAGCCTTGCCGCATCTTCGGTGTTCGTTCCATCTTCTCTGTATATCCGAGGCCCATCCTACATACTGTTCACCGTTCACTAAATTCGTCACACAGTAAACGCTAATCATACTTGAACGATCCACATATCCACTACGGCACCAACTGTAGCTTGTTGAACCATTACGTCGTTGTTGACAAAACCATAACGATCCACGCGAATGAATTCTCTCTTTGATCTTTTTGGAGTCAGGCACCCTACAAGAGTGTCATCATCCTCTGCCCCCGTTCCGCATCGTCTCACGGAAATTGGCAGGCATAGAAATCGTTGATAAATTCCCAACCATCTATCGAGAGCAAGAGGATCTTTTGCTTCCCCTTGGCGATAAGTCATCAGGAAGTTCAACGGAACCTCCACAACCGTCCATCCAGGGATATCTTTGATGTGTGGCCCCTGTATTCGACACTCAATATGATCCGTGTTATCATCGCCTTTCTTCAGGGTGTACCCTGTAACACTGAACGGCGGAGGTGTAGAGATAGATTGGTTAACCGTATCTTTGAAAAAATCGGCGACCGATATCAATACCCATCGGGTTAAGTTAGCGTCTACTCCGCTCATTCAACTACCGCCGATGCTCCGTGATTCAAACGGAGCTGAAGGGTGTCCGTGATACTCTGCTTAATTGTTCGCGTGGGAGTCACGCCTTGGACCCGATTACCAGTTACCAGCCAGCCATTACCGAACCACAGTTCCTCGAACTGTGCTACTTCGTATTTGTCGATTTGACCAGACTCCTGGTCTTCTACTATGATCCAGTCAGCTAGGTCCCATTGATAAGTAGTCGGCAGGCCCCGTCGTTCCTCACTGTCAAAGATGAATTTACGCTTCCCAGTTCCATAGAATCCACCCATCACGAATGGCTTGGCGGCCGAGATGTACGAGATGCTTTGTGAGATCTGATTGTCAACAAGTGCTGGCAGTATAATACAGTTGTCCACCTCAATGCTGGAGGTGATGGAGGTGCGGGTCTCGGCTTTGAAGTCGAGATCCGAAGACACCATCTTATAGACTTGAACTGCACAGCCGAACTGCTTCTTCAAGGAGCCAATTACTTGTCGAGCCAGTTTCTTTGGGTTTGATCGTCTCATTTTTGCCTATTTAATGCGTCATTGGCTCTTACGATAAGCTCCATGAGCTTCCCCTCGATGAACTCTTCTTTTTCCTTGAGGCGTTGCCTGCAAGCTTCTTCTCGCTTTTGCTCACGCCATAATAAAAAGAACACAAGCCCAAACATAGGACCAAACTCTTTGATGATAAATTCCCAGTCCATTAAATATTGTCTTTAACTGAAAACCTTTTAATTAAACTTTTGACCTCGCCAGCAGTGACAGTAGCGATACCTTGAATTTGCCACTTACCGGACACAGAAATTTCTCCGGCAGATACAGTAGCTGTCATTTTTCCATCTGTGCCGTCCGTTATAAACACAGCTGTTTTCACTAAACGGACTGCTCCAGGCCCCAGGAGAATGATATCCATAGAAGTTTGACTGGACAAATCAATAGGCACTTTTGGTGTAACTGGAGGAGTCACACACTCAAACAAAGTGAGTGTTACTTTAAGCGTAACACCTATTTGTATATCACAATTTGCCATTTATACATCCAACTCTATTGAAATTGTTGCAGTAGTATCAACTAATAAAATTGCCGCTGTATCGGGGGAAATGATAAATGTACCACTTGCGGATACAACGATTGCCCCTATTACTATTGCAGCGGAGCCAGTTGGAACCGCGAAGGTTCCAGAGGCTGCAACGATAGTTGAGCTAACGGCTATAGCAGCACTACCAGTGTGAAGCGTAGTAAACTGTCCGCTTGCCACAACAATAGTTGAGCCAACGGCTATAGCAGCACTACCAGTGTGAAGCGTAGTGAATGTTCCACTAGCTGCTACAATAGTTGAGCCAACGGCTATAGCAGCACTACCAGTGTGAAGCGTAGTGAACTGTCCGCTTGCCACAACAATAGTTGAGCCAACGGTAAGAGCCGCCGTTCCAGTTGGAACCGTGAAAGTTCCCGAGGCCGCAACAATAGTTGAGCCAACGGCTATAGCAGCACTACCAGTGTGAAGCGTAGTGAACTGTCCACTTGCCACAACAATAGTTGAGCCAATGGCAAGTGCAGCTGAACCAGTGAACGCTGCCGCTGTGAATGTTCCAGAGGCCGCAACAATTGTTGACCCAATGGCTAAAGCAGCTGAGCCAGTATGCAGCGTAGTAAACTGTCCGCTTGCCACAACAATTGTTGACCCAATGGCTAAAGCGGCTGAGCCAGTGAAGACTCCAAGTGTACCACTTGCTACAACAACAGTTGAGCCAATAGCGAGTGAAGCCGAACCCGTGTGAAGCGTAGTGAACGTTCCAGAGGCCGTAACAACAGTTGATCCAACTGCAAGCGCAGCTGAGCCTGTAAAAACATCAGCTGAAGGGAAAAAAGTTAACGGAAGAGTTCTAGTTCGTGGCTCAAACCGTTTTCGATAAACTCCTCCACCAATTGATCTATTCATCACCTTCCCCGCAGTTTAGATATCACCTTCGAGTTAGCGAACGAAGATAGAATCAGCCAATTAAGAAGTTGTAATAATTATCCAATTTCCTCCCAGCACAACCAACCGTTCCATACTGTCGTAGCGCCTAACGCCGTAGCGAGATTCACTTTCATGAAGCCGGATGGTGGAATCTTAAATCTCATTTCTGGGGTATAAATCTGTCCTAGAGGGCCGAGCTGTTCCCATGAGAACGTCTGTACGACTCCCCCGTCTGTACCCGGCGTCGTATTCAATGTTTCGACAACCCCCACGATTGATCCTGAATCATCGTCGGCCCGTACTTCTGTCGCAGCTGCACCTCCGACGCCCGAGTCCGTACCAAACAGAAGTCGAATCGTTAATGCTTCGGCTACTTCCGAGGCGGAAGTAAGCTCCCAACCATGCAACCAGAGAGTATGTGTAGATGGAGCTGCCAATTCCCAAATATCCTGATCGGAGTTATTCGTTACATCTAAAGCAAGTAACGGACAATATACTATTCTTCCCATATTTTATCTTCCTATTATAGGTGATGAGGATCGGACGATTACCGCGCCCTTTTCTTGTCGTTGAATGGTACCGATATCCATGAAGCCCGTTGACAGACCAGCGTTGCCTATGTCGCCAGGTGTTCCTAGTGCTCGCAGGTTTGTCCCGATGCTGAAATCGTTGTTCGCGACATCTGTAAATTGTGGGTCTAACGTCGACGAATTTTCGCCCACGCCCAAGCTAGATTCTTCGACAGCGCCGCTCGTGTTATTGAAAAAACAATGGTTTGAGTAGAATGCCACCGACGCCGCAGAAATATTTGCACTAGTTCCGCCAATACCCCAGCCTT